AGGATATGATTGAAGCCCAAATCATCAATAAGTTCACAGGCTCTTCAAATACGGGTAAGTTTATCCTATCGTTTAACGATAACGCAGAAAGCAAAGCGGATATCACACCCGTTCAATTGTCGGATGCACACAACCAATATCAATTCCTTTCAACGGAATCAATGCAAAAGGTAATGATGTCGCACCGTGTGACCTCACCAATGCTTTTAGGTATCAAAGATTCAACTGGTTTTGGAAACAATGCAGAGGAATTAAAAACCGCATCTATTTTATTTGACAACACCGTTATAAGACCATTTCAAAGATTGCTTTTAGATGGTGTGAGAAAGATAATGAATGCCAATGGTTACAACTTGGACATTTATTTCAAGACATTGCAGCCTTTGGAATTTACTGATTTGAGTGGTAAGGTAGTAAACGAAGAAACCAAAGAAAAAGAATTTGGTTTTGCAAAAGCAATTCCTACATTTACCGATGAAATAGAAGGTGAATGGTTGGACTATTTGAAAGACAAAGGCGAGGTTATTGGTGAGGAGTTTGAATTGATTGATGAAAGCCCCGTTACTGATGACAACGAATACAAGTTTTTCAAAAGATTTGCCAACCCCGAAGATAAAAGCAAGGATGATAAAGGTGTTTACCTTATTCGTTACCGATACGCCCCAATGAGTGCAAGTGGTAACTCTCGTCAGTTTTGTAAAGATATGGTTGCCAATGCCAAGATGGGCGTGGTTTACCGAAGGGAGGACATTGACACGATGGGCGATGATGGAATAAACGGTCAATTTGCCCCAAGTGGAAAATCTAATTACTCTATTTGGAAGTACAAAGGGGGTGTTAATTGCAAACATCAATGGTATCGCTTGACTTATATGCGTAAACGTGTGAGTGGTGGTAAATTTATCCCATTGACACCCGAAGAGAAAAGCCAAGCCATCAAAGATTTGGATAATTACAAGAGGGTAAGCAACCAAAGTGCGGATAGTGCTGGTGTACCTTTTAGTCCACCTGATTGGCAAACCGCATCAACCAAGACCATTGATTTACCGAACAAAGGAAGTTTAAAGAATAAATAGAAATGTACGCAAACGATAATGTACTTTTAATAACCAAAGACCACTTGTTTAAATACACCCAGTTGGGTGGCAATGTGGATATTGATAAGGTTACACCTTTTATAAAGATAGCCCAAGACATCCAAATCCAAGAGGTGTGTGGCACGGCTTTGTATAGGTCAATCTTAACCAAGGTTCAAGGGAATACCCTTGCTGGTAACTATTTGACGTTGGTGAATCAATACCTACAACCAATGCTCATTCACTATGCAATGGCTGACTTTTTGTTATTCCACGGCTATGAGATAAGCAACGCTGGTATTGTGCGGAATACTCCCGAAAATACGCAGTTACCTGATAGGGTTGAGATTGATATGATTGTGAAAAGACAAAGGGATATTGCGGAAACCTACCGTCAAAAGACGGTGAGTTATTTAAATTACTATCCTCAACTATTCCCTGAATTTACACAAGACCAACAAAGTGGAATGTACCCCGACCAAGATCCAAGTAACTACACAGGATGGAATCTATAAAAAAACCATACAAACCCAAGCCCGATAAGGTGCAAAAGTTGGAGAAGGTGTATAAGGAAATCAAGGCTTCCAAGCCCGTGAAATCCTTTTTATTTGCCAAGGCAGTTGTGTTGATGGTATTGCTATCATCTTGCTCGGCTCAATGGCATTTAAAACAAGCCTGTAAAAAAGATGGTACAATTTGTAAGCCACAAGTTATAAAATTAGATACCATCATTTATACCGATTCGGTAGAGATTTATGAGACTTTTGAAACCCAGGTACACGATACTATTATCATTGATACTGGTAGCGTGAGGGTTGAAATTTATCGTGACCACGATGTTATTCGTACATACATAAAGCAACGCCCAGACACGATTAAAATCACTAAAACCGTAAATGTACCCCAAGTGATAATGAAGGAAAATGATTGGAATCCTTGGGTTATTCTGATAGCGTTAATTTCAATTTTATTATGGCTAATCAAAAAGTTTTAAAAGAAACCCCATCAAGGTCATCACCTCCAAGTTCAAAGCGTGGATGCCTCTGCAAAAACACTTTAAAATATAGTGTTAAATGTTGTGATGGAACTTTGTGGGCGCAAGGAATCGGACCTATAACAAAAACACCTTAAATCGTTAATTAATTATGCCAGACCAAAAGATAAGTCAACTCACGGCAATTACCACGGTAGCCTCTACGGATGTGCTTCCTATTGTGGATGTGAGTGATGATACAACCAAAAAAATAAGTATTTCCCAAATAGCGGCTCAATCACCCGTTCAAAGTGTAAATGGTTCGACTGGTTCAGTTACCGTTCAACCGACACTTGTAAGCGGCACTAACATAAAAACCATCAATAACGAATCACTTTTAGGAAGCGGAAATATAACCATTTCGGGAAGTGGTGGAGTTACTACCCTTGACGGGTTAAGTGGTGCGATAACATTGGTTGAGGGTGCAAATGTAACCATCACCGATAACGGCACAAATCAAATCACTATTGCTGCTGCAAGTGGTGGAGTTACCGACGGTGACAAAGGAGATATAACCGTTAGTGCAAGTGGAGCAACTTGGACTATTGACAACGGTGTTGTGTCAAATGCTAAATTAGGCACAGGGATTGACGCTGCTAAGTTGGGTGACGGAAGTGTAAGTAATGCGGAGTTTCAATATTTAAACGGTGTAACATCTGCGATTCAAACTCAGTTGGATGCTAAACAAGCGACTTTGTCAGTAGACGCAAATGAAGGGTTAACACTTTCTTCAAATTCCTTAGGAACTATTTACAACTCAACTATTGCAGATGCGGTTAATAGTGTTGCGGTAGGTGGAGCAACTGCACAACCAGCATCATTTTGGAAGTCAAAAACATTGGTTCAAGTTTTAGATACTATTCTTTTCCCTACTATTTTGGCATCAATAAAAACTGCAAAATCAGTAAACTTAACAATTAGCGGTTCAAGCGGAACATTGGAAGTAGGTCAAACGATTTCAAGAACATTAACCGCTACATTTGATAGGGGTGCAATCTTTAACGGAGACGGAACGACTAACGCTAATCCTTTAGTTGGTGCTGCAACTCAATACACGTTTACGGGTACGGGAATTTCATCAACTTCACAAGTAGGTAACACACTTGCAGTTTCAAACGTAATTGCAGACGGTTCAAATAATTGGGCGGTAACGGTTAACCACGATGCAGGTACAGGCGATTATTTTGATAACAAAGGAAATGTTGGCACTAACTTGGATGCGTCAAGAGTAAGCGGAACGGCTACGGATTCAGCATCAAGCCCAACGGTTACGGGTGTATATCCTTGGTTCTATTTAAAATCAAGTTCACCAATTACAAGTGCGGCAATGGCTTCCGCAATCGCAGCAGGAACGGCAACCAAAGTAGTAGCAGGTTCAACAGGAACTTTAAGTGTGCCTTATAATGTGTCTGCACAATATTTAGCGGTGGCTTACCCAGCAGCATCAACTACAAAAACGGTCTACTATGTAACTGCTTTGGATAACGGAGCAATTACGGTAGTATTTGAAGCAGTTGCAACTGAAAGTGTTAACTCACCTGATAGTTATTGGACTGCACAATCATATAAAGTTCACGTTAGTAAATCAGCATTGACTAACTCTAACCCAACAATCGAATTAAGAAACTCATAAAATGGCATTATCAGGTATACAATTATCAGCGGGTATCGTAGTAGGTTCTAACACGGCAGTAGACGCAAAATTTGGACCTTATGCGGATGTAGCGACTGCAAAGAGTGAGATAGGCTCAACCCTACGTTATAAAGGCTTAACGGTGGGAATTTTAGTGGGTGGGGCGGTTGTTGAATATTGGTGGAAAGACGGAATTACTGACACCGATTTAGTTTCTAAAGGCGGTGCAACCGCTTGGGGTACAATTACCGGTACATTATCAAGTCAAAACGATTTACAAACGGCATTAGACGCTAAACAAGCAACCATAACAGGAGCAGCAACAACCATTGACACCGAAGATTTAACGGCTTCAAGGGCGTTAGTTTCTGACGGTAGTGGCAAGGTTGCAGTTAGTTCAGTTACATCAACTGAATTAGGTTATTTGAGCGGAGTTACAAGTGCGGTTCAAACTCAGTTAAACGCAAAGATTGCAACCTATGACGGAGCGACTTACGATGTAACGGCTTTGGCTGCGGTTACACAGGCTCAATATGATGCAATAGGAACAAAGAGTGCAACGACTTTATATTTTATTATATAATGAAGTTAGGCACAAACGATATAGGTAGCGTTTATTTAGGCACGAATGCGGTGCAAAAGGTTTATTTAGGCACGAATGAGGTTTGGAGTAGTTGGCCTGGATATGTTCTTGATGATTATCCAAGTGCAGCAGCAGCCTATTCATTGAGATTATTAAGAAGTACATACACAGGTAGTGCAATTCGTGTGCGCAGGGCATCAGATAACACCGAGCAAAATATTGGCTTTGTTAATAACGAACTTGATACATCTTCACTAACTACTTTTTGCAGCGGAACTGATGGATTTATTACAACATGGTATGATCAAAGTGGCAATGGCTATAATGCAACTCAAACAACTGCATCAAATCAGCCAACAATTGTTGTAAGCGGTGTATTTAATGGATATATTCTGCAAAACAATAAAGTTTTAACAACATCGTTACCTTATACAAATACACAAAGTTATACTAATTTTACTGTTATAAAACAAACTGGAGGGGCTGTTATTGGAGCAACTGCTAATACCGGTTCTGTTTTTTATGCTGTATCAGATACATCTGGGGCAAGTAGTTTTCAAAATTTTTCAAATGTATCTTATTATAAAAATGGGGCTTTGATTTCAGGTACTTTAAGAAATAGCATTTATAATGCAATTTTAAATCAAAAAGTAGTATTAACATCTTTTGCCACCAATAATAATACGCAAAATATGACTATAGGGTATCCAAGTTATGCCGCATATCAAATTAATGAAATAATAATATATGCAAGTAATCAATCTACTAATCAAAATGGCATTGAAACAAATATAAAAACTTATTATGGTTTATAAAGGCTATAAATATCAAACCGAAGAAGAAGCAATCGCAGCACGTCAACAATGTGACGCATACTACGGCATTCCTAAATCACCCGATGATGTAACACAACATTGGGTAGACTACAACTTTGCAGAACTAAACGAGCCGCAATTTTGGTATATTACCTTTGACGAATCTTTGCTGCCTATTTTAGGACAACCAACAGAATTTGAAGTAACACAACCCGAATTTACCCTATGAAACTAACTGATACCAATGAAACTACCAATAGACTTTGAACAATTTAAAAGCGATCCAGCGAAGGCAATAACATTCCTTATGTTGGTCGTTGTGAGTGTGCTATATTATAGGGCTGAACGCCAAAGCAAAGCCATCAATGACCGATGTGAGCAGCGTTTGGAGTTATGTGAGGCTAAACTTGAAAAGATGTCAAAAATGTTAAAAACGCAAGATTCATTGTGTTCTGCGTTAATTACTGAAATAAGCATTTATAAAAATTTAGGTAAAATATGAAATTTCTATACGCATTATCGCTTATCGCTTTAATTATGGCGGTGGCAGTTGAGCCTGATATTGAAAAAAAAGCCGAAGAGCAGATACATCATTCAGAAATGATGTGCGATTCTGCTGCAATAGTTTTACAGGAAATCAGAGCCGTTAACGATAG